CAGGTTCGATTAGCGTCAACAGTTAATATGGATCCCGGCCACTGCGCCGGGTTTCTTTTGTCTCTGTTGTTGAAACGACAACGCCTGAGCTATATCGTTAACGCATCGCTGGCACCGCCAGCTCCCCATCTAAATCAGCGCGCAGGAGGTGTGCTCAAACCATAAGGTGAGCATGCAATGAAAAATGCGCTACTCGAAACCGACTTCCAGGCCGCAGCAGCGCGCCTTGGGGTGAGTGTCCCGGCCGTCAAAGCCGTGGCCACCGTCGAGAGTAACGGCGGTGGCTTCCTTCCCGACGGCCGCGTCAAGGTGCAGTACGAACCCCATGTGATGTACCGGCAGTTGGCCAGCAACTTCGACCGCGCCCGCGCTGACAAGGAGCTGGTGGCCCACCCTGACCTGGTAGCGAAGAAGGCAGGCAGCTATCAGTCCCTCGACAAAGAAGACAAGGACATGAACCGGGCCGCCCAGCTCATTGACCGCACCAGTGCCCTGGAGTCGGCGAGCTGGGGGGCATTCCAGATCATGGGGTACCACTGGAAGACGCTGCAGTACACGACCCTGCAGGGCTTCATCAATGACCAGTACACCGCCGCCGGCCAGCTCGAAACCTTCGTGCGGTTCATCCAGGCGGATCCCCGTCTGCTGAAAGCACTGCGCGGGAAGGACTGGGCCGCCTTCGCCCGCATCTACAACGGGCCCAACTACGCCGCCAACAAGTACGACACCAAGCTGGCGGCCGCCTTCAAACAGTACGGGGGTGCCTGATGGAGTGGTTGGAGAGGATCTATTTTCACCTGCAGTGGGCCGTCGCCGGCTTCTTCGGGGCGCTGGTGGCCGTGCCATTCCAGAGCGATCTGAAAGGCAAGCGCGCCATCTCAGCGTTCATCATGTCGGGGTGTGCCACGGCTCACTTCTTGACGGTGCCGGTGTGCGTGTACCTCAAGATTGACCAGGGCTCTGTCGGGGGGATCGGGTTCCTGCTCGGCGCCTTCGGCGGGGCCATCATCGCGGCGGTTCTCAAGGCGATTGAAGCGGCTGACCTTTGGGCGCTCATCCGCTCCAGGTTGGGTGGAGGTGGCCAATGATCACAGTCGTGTACGGGGTGCTGTTTGGTTGGGCTGTCTGGTGCGTTTGCAGCAGCCGGGTGAATGATGGGGTGCTGGGTCGCCTCTTCTATTCGTCCATTGCCATTGCCGCCTTTGCGGCGTTTTTTGCTGGTAGCCAGCAGACCAACCTCATAGCAAACCAGTTGATCATCACCGCCGTGGCCCTGAATGGGCTGCGGCACTTTGTGATGCGGGTCTATAACGACCATTTCAGGAAGCCGCGGTCATGATTCTTGGATCGTGGAAAGTCAAAGCCATCGGCGCGCTGGCGCTGGTGGCTATTCTTGCTGGCGCAGGAGCAGGTGCCGGCTGGTGGTTCACCAAAACAGCATATGAGCGCGACATCTCCGATCTGAAAGAGGAGCAGACGCGGGAACGTGAGGGCTGGCTCAAGGAGAAGCTGGCCATCACCGCCAAGGCCAAACTGGACACCGACGCGGCCATTGCCCGCATGAAGGATGCCCAGGGAGAGCTGGCGCGCATCGATGCTGAAAATCAGAGGAAACTGGAAGATGCAGAGTTGGAAAATGAAGGCCTTCGCCGTGATGTTGCCGCTGGCAATCGCCGGCTGCGCCTCCTCGGCGACAAGCTCACCCATCGTGGTGAGCACCCCGCAGGCGGAGATACCTGCACCGGCAGCGTGGGCGATGACACCGGCGTCGAACTCTCTGCAGCTGCTGGACGAACTGTTTTCGATATCCGAGCCGGTATCATCTCAGACCGGGCAAAAATAGCGTACCTGCAGGACTACATCGAAAGAGTGGTGAAGCAGTGCAAGCGCTGATATAGTGAAGGCGTCTAGTTTACGTTGTGGCACTTCCTCATCTCGCTGATAAGCAAAAGCCCCGGTGTCGGTACCGGGGCTTTTTTATTTACTGAGTGAAGATCGCCAGCCCCAGCTTTTCAGCAAGGGCGTGTTCGGCCCTAGCCCCCGGCGAGTGCTGCCACCCTTTCAGCAACATGATGCCATCGGCTGCCCTGATCATCGCCATGCAGATATCCATGTACTCGTGCTGTGAAAGCCCATCCGGCAGGATTGCAGGGTTAAGTGCAACGTCCCCGTTATCGCAAACATGTTCAGCCATCTTGTTGAACGCATCGCGATTGAAGTTTTCCAGCCCGGTCATGGGCCCAGCAATGTAGATTTTCATAAAATCCTTATTTTGGTGGTTTATGCGGCCACGACTGTAAGCCGTGGTGGTGTCTTGGATTTTATCATGCCCCTCACAAACTGATCCCAGATCTCCATCGCTTCCCGCTTCTCGGCAATGTAGCTGTAGCGGTCATAGCTCTTGCTCGACACGTCCTGCAGGGTGTGGTTCTGCAGTCGGTCGCGGATCTCCTTCGCCAGTCCGGCCTTGCCGGCGAGCGTCTTCCAGGTGCGGCGCATGTCGCGGTTTGTCACTGTCGGCACCACGCCGCGATCCCGTTGGCGCCACAGGAACGAATAGAGGGTGGTGTGCTGCACCGACTGCGACGGATCCTTGCTGCCCGGGAAGAACCAGCCGTGCTCGTTGGGGGTGAGGCTGTCCAGCAGCTCGATGGCCAGGCCAGGCAGGGGGATGGAGTGGGGGCGTCCGTTCTTCGTCTTCGACCAGTCGAGCATGCCCTCTTCTTTCAGGTACTGGTCCTTGTGTAGCGTGCAGATCTCCTGCACCCGCTGGCCGGTCAGCATCAGCAGCATGATTGCGCGGGGGTAGGCGGGGTGGATCGGCACATCCGGGTTTTGCAGCCAGCGCCACATCTGCACCCACTCCTCTTCGCGCAGCCAGCGCTCGCCCACGGTCTTCGGCTCGGTCGGGATGTCCGCTGCCGGGTTGCTGTGCAGCTTGAACCGGCGGGGGCTGGTGGAGCGGTAATCCAGCTCTGACTTTAGCCCCCAGGAGTAGGCGCTGCGAATGTAGGACCGGACGTGATCCGCCATCGACTTCTTGCCCCGGTCCCAGATCGGCCGGATGACGCCCAGCACCTCCTCTGGGGTGATGTCGCGGGCCAGCCGGTTGCGGCCCAGCACATCGGCGATCTTGGCCAGGCCCTTGCGGGCCTCCTTGTGGCTGCTCTTGCCTGCCTCCTCCAGCGCATCGCAGTACGCCTCGAACAGATCGCCCACGGTGCCGGGGCGGGTGTCGCCCTGCACCTTGATGGAGGAACCCTTGTTGATAGCGGCCGCAAAGTCGCGCTCGAACACGGCGCGGGCCTCTGCCAGGGTCACATGGGGGTAGTCGCCGATCTTCTTGAGCTTGCGCTTACCGTCGCTCCACTGCTGGGCAAAGAAGGAGCTGGTAACCCGGGTTGGCTGCGGCTTGAGGATCAGCACCAGGCGGCCGGTGCCGCGCCCTTCGCCGTCGGTGAGTGTTTCGGGCTTTTTGCTGGCGGCCACCCGCTTCATCGCGCGTTTGATTTGGCCATCTGTGAGTGCAGGCATTCAGCATTCCTCGCTGGTTACTGTTGTCAGGTTGGATCACCTGTTGCGTTTTTGGTTATTGATCGGATACAGCCACCAGTCAAGGCGCGATGACGCCCCGGCAAGTGGCTGATTCAGATCGGCTATTTCGCCTTTGCCTTGGCGATAACCTCTCTGGCTTGTGATGCGCGTATACCGGCGTGCTCCCTGCAGTCTTCACAATCGTGGGAGGCGCAGTCGTGCACGGTAGTCAGCATCCGCTCCGCATTCTCCAGCGCCACCAGCAGTTCCTGCTCGCGCTGCCGGTGGTTGGCTAGCATCTCCAGACGGGAGCGCAGCGGGTGCTGCTCAGGCACGACGCCATCACGGATCGCGGCATCTATCGCCAGTCCGGTTTTGTTGCGCTCATCGAGCAGCGTCTGTAAGGCCTGCTTTCCCGGGTCAATTTCAGGCCCGCCATTATTGAAGGCAATTGCGGCCCGCCAGCCATTGAACATCAGTTGAATCGAGAGATTGCTGTATCCATCGGCACAGCGGAGATTTTTAACCATTCCCGCGAGACTTTTGTTCGTCTCCTTGCCTAACCCCTCTTCAAGGTGATGTTCGAACTGGTCTTGATAATATTCGGTCATGCCTTTCTCGCTTAGCCCATCAGGGCGGTAGTTTTAGAAAGGCGCCCTGGTGGGCGCCTGACTGCTTACTTCACCTGCACGAATGGCATGCTGGATCCGCTGGTCATGTACTGCGGGAGGGTGCCATTCCACTTATTGATGGCTTCGAGCTGCAGGACTTCCGGGTTCTGGCGCAGTGCCTCACCGCGCAGTGCTATTGCGTCAGCTTCTGCCTTGGCGCGAAGGGTGATCGAATCGGCTTCACCACGGGCTTGCTCAATCGCTTTCAGGGCCTCTGCCTTGGTCTGGGCGATCTCGTTCTCGCGCAGCAGCGTTTTCTGCGTGGCCTCGATCTTGGCATTGATGGACGCTGTAACCTGCGGAGGGTAGGTCAGGTCATCGGTCCAGCTCAGCTTGACGATCACGATGCCGATGGGGTCGAGCTTTGCTTTTACTGACGTGGTGACGCTATCAAGCAGTTTGGATCGCCCTTCTCCGGCCAGGGTGCCGATATCCATCTTGCCCGAATCCTTGATAAGGGCGTCAGCGATGTTCTGGCGGATGTTGACTTGGGTGATTTCCTCAACGCCCTTGCGGTAGGTCTGGAACACCGTGGACACCTTCGACTGATCAACGTAATACTCGACGCCGACCTTGGCCGACACGCTCATCGAGTCCTTGGTTTGGAAGTTGAACGGCTGTTCGTAGACGTGAAGCTGGTTGAAGGTCGGGAACTGGTAGATCTCCTCGTTCCAGGTCAGCCAGTATTTGCCGACGCCGACCACCTCTTGTTGCACCCCCTTCTCGTCGCCGTAGAGGTCAACCTTTACCCCTACAAAACCGGCCGGGACCGTGGCTCTGCCGCAACCAGTGAGCAGCAGTGTGAGCATTACCAGAATTGCGGACAGTGTTACGTTTTTCATTCCTTTCCCTTAGCCTTTACCAGGCGAGTTACGTATTTGACGAAATAAACCAGAACAATCGGGGTTATTACCAGTGCGACTGCAAAGCCGCATATTACTGCAATTGTGTCTTTTGCTGACACGAGAGCAGGAATTAAGAAGCCAATCGCCACCACGAAATAAATGGCGAAGGCCAGTATCTGAAAGATGAGGGGATGATCGACTGGGCAACCACCAAGAACGGCAAGCCGCACTCTATCCCCCTGCCCGCCATGGCCATCGAACTGCTGGACAGCCTCACCCCCAACGAGCACGGATTTTTCTTCCCTGGCAGCAAGGACCCGTCAAAATCAGTGCAGCACACCACTCTCTATTCGTTCCTGTGGCGCCAGCGGGATCGGGGCGTGGTGCCAGTAGTATCGAACAGAGACATGCGCCGCACCTGGAAGACGCTCGCAGGCAAGGCAGGGCTGACTAAGGAGATCCGCGACCGACTGCAGAACCACACCCTGCAGGATGTGTCGAGCAAGAGCTATGACCGCTACAGCTACATCAACGAGAAGCGGGAAGCGATGGAGATCTGGGATGCGTTCGTGCGCTCCATGATCAAGGACAAGACACCGCCGCGCCTGACAGTCATCACCGGCAAAAAGGCCGCATAAAAAAAGCCCCGAGAGGGGCTTTCTTTTTGCTGTGCGCGATGGCGTTACAGCAGGCTTTCCAGTTCCACCAGCTGATCAAGCGTTTCGGTCAGTTGCTGCTCTTCGATTTCCAGCGCCGAGAGGTGATCGCGAAGAACCCCTAGGCCCCCAGTCTCATTAATCTTGCTGGCCGCATCACCAGATGGCGCACAGTGAAGGCGAGTGATGAGGTCTCGGAGGCGGCGATTCAGTTCTCTGATCCGCTCCAAATTCCCCAGCTGGGTGTGAACTGCGCGGTTGAGCATAGTGTCCTGGCTCACTGCATTGGCTATTGCTTGCATATCGTTATCCTTGCCTTTGGTTTGAAAGAGGCTTCATTCTCTCCCGCTGAGGCAACGCAAGGCCAACAAGCAATTTTC